CGAATTTACAAATGGATTGAAAAATTACGCTTGTGGTTTTGCACCTGTTGGAACGGTTACTCTTTCTGAAAAATTATTGACTCCAAAAAAATTGGATTTACCACTTGAAATCTGTAAAGAAAATTTACGTCAAACGTGGTCAAGTGCTTCAATGGGATTTTCAGCGCATAACGACGTGATGCCGAAAGATATTGAAACAGCATTAATTGCAGAAGTTTTAGGCGATGTTTCGGAAGTAACTGAAAGCGATATTTGGAACGGTGATGGTTCAGTAAACGGACACTTTGGAGGTTTCACACCTTTATTTGACGACGATGCGGACGTAATTAAAGCAAACAACGGAATTGTTCCTTTGGAAGCGGCTATTGATAAAGACAACGTTGTTGATGAAATAGAGAAAGTTTTAAACGCGATTCCAGTTGCAGTTCGTAAAAGCCCAAATTTAGTAATCGGAGTTTCTGATAACGTTGCTTTGGCATACACGCAAGCTTTGGTTTCAGCAGGAATAAACAACGGTTTAGGTTCTAACGATTATCAATTGAAATACGGTCGTTACACTTTGGAAATAATCGGAGGTTTAGCAGATAACACTTTCGTAGCTTACGAAAAGAAAAACTTAAATTTCGGTACTGGTTTACTTTCAGACCATAACGAAATCCGTATTAAAGATATGGACGAAGTTGATTTGAGCGGTTTTGTTCGTTTCAGAATGGTTTACACGGCTGGCGTTCAATATGCAAATTCTAACGAAATTGTTTGGTATTTATCAACAACAGTAGCTGACTAAGAAATTAATTTAATTATAAATCAAAAGGGTGGTGCAATAAACACCGCCCTTTTTAATACAAAAAATATGAGTTGTTTAGTTTTAAATGGTCGCAACGAGTCTTGTTACGATTCAGTAGGTGGAATTGATGCTATCTATTTCGTTAATCGTGGTACGTATGTTTACCCAACAGATGTTACCTTAACAGATGACACGATTACCGCAATTACAGGAATTACAGAAATTTTTAAATATGAATTACGTGGAGTTAATTCATTTGACCAAACGCAAACGCCAAGTTCTGATAACGGAACTAATTTCGTTGCTCAAGCGTTAACGGTTCAATTGAAACAATTAACACCAACGATGCATAAAAACTTTAAGTTGATTGCATACGGAAGACCTAGCGTAATTGTTAAAAATAGAATGGATCAATTCTTTTTTATGGGAATTGAATACGGAGCTACAATGACGGCAGGTTCAATTGTTACAGGTGCGCAAATGGGCGATATGAGTGGTTATAATATTACTTTAACAGCGAACGAGCGTATTCCTGCAAACTTCCTGAATTGTACAACTGAAGCGGGGTTGGTTGCTTTACTTGATGACGCAACAGTAGTTACAGATTAATATTACTTTTTATTGGTTTTAGAAAGGGAGTTTAGCGGCTCCCTTTTTTCATTTTAAAACAAAATAGAAACTTTTAATTATATAAGTATGCAAATAGTAACAGTAACACAACCGCAGATTTTAAGATTGATGCTAATTAGCGGAATTGATGAAATTGTGTTGACTGACGAAGCGGAAAACGTTCCTACAATTTATACTGAATTTACAACGGTCGATAAAGGTTATTATTACGAAATTACAATTGATTTGGATTTAATAAACAATAGGTTTTATAAAATCGAAGCTAAATTTGAAGATACTTTAATTTGTTACGATAAACTTTATTGCACCGACGGAACGGATAACAGATATACGCAAAGAGTTACACAAAACACGTTTATAACATTATGAGTAATAATAATAATACTTTCGTTTTAAATTTAGCGGAATACGAAGCTCCGAAAATTATCGAGTCAAAACAAAAAGACTGGGTAACATTTGGAGAAAACAATTCGTACTTTCAATATATTATAGACCGCTATCGAAATTCGACCACCAACAACGCCGTTATTAACGCGATAACACACTTAGTTTATGGACGTGGTTTAAGTGCTTTAGACGCTTCTAAAAAGCCAAACGAGTACGCTCAATTAATGGCGATGTTATCGAAAAATGACGTTAGACAAATAGCAACGGATTTTTATATGTTTGGGCAGTGCGCTATTCAAGTTCACTACAATGATAAACACGATTCAATCGTTAAGGGTTTTCATATTGCAGTAAATTTATTAGCACCTCAAAAATGCGATAAAGACGGAAATATAAACAATTATTTTTATTCAGATAATTGGGGAAACACACGCGAGTTTGTACCGAAATTAATTCCTGCTTATTCAACGTCAAAAGAAAAAATCGAAATACTTTATATACGTCCTTATATGGTCGGAATGAAATATTTTGCGATGCCGTCTTATATTGGTGGAATTGGATATGCACTATTAGAAGAAGAAATACAAAACTATTTAATTAACGATACACAAAACGGTTTTAGCGGAACTAAGGTTGTTAATATTATCGGAGAATTTACCGAAGAGCAACAAAGAACACGAAGCAACCAAATTCAACAAAAATTAACGGGTGCGCAGGGTAAAAAAGTAATTGTTTCTTTTAGCGGTTCTAAGGAACTACAAACGGAAGTTACTGATATTCCTTTAAACGATGCGCCAGAACATTATCAATACCTTTCAACTGAATGCACTGAAAAGATTTTATTAGCGCATAAGGTTGTAAGTGGTTTAATTTTCGGAGTTGCAAAAAGTAGCGGTTTTAGCTCAAATGCAGATGAATTAAAGACGGCAACAGTATTATTTGATAATATGGTTATCCGACCAATTCAAGACCGTTTAATCGAAGCTTTTGACACGATGTTAAGCTTTAACAAAGTTAGTTTAAAGTTGTATTTCAAAACGTTGCAACCTTTGGAGTTTGTGGACTTAGAAAATGCACAAACAGCGGAACAAGTAGCCGAAGAAACAGGGACGGAATTAAGTGAACAAGTTGATTTAAGTTCTTTTGGCGAAAACGTAAACCCTGATTGGTTGCTAATTGATGAATTCGAAGTTGACTACGATACCGACGAACAAGAAAACGAGTTATTAAGCAAAGAACCTGCAACGGAATTAAGCGTTTTAAAGCAAATAATCAATTTAATTTCAACAGGTGATGCAAGACCAAATATAAGAAGTAAACAAGACGAAGTAATCGACGGAATTAAATTTATTACACGTTACGTTTACGCAGGTCAAGACGGTGGAAAGAGTGGAAAAGTAAGACCATTTTGCGAACAAATGCAAAAGTTTGGTAAAGTATATCGTAAAGAAGATATTCAGTTAATGAGTTCACAAGCGGTTAATCCGGGTTTTGGCCCGAAAGGAACAAACACTTACGATATTTGGTTATACAAAGGAGGAGCGAATTGCCACCATAGATGGAATAAACAAGTTTATGCAACTTTTGAGGGTAAAGCACTTGATATTAAAGACAAAAAAACTACGAAACAAATAGCAGTTAAGAAAGCCGAAAAGTTAGGTTACGTTGTTAAGAATGATGCTTTAGTAAGTACTCGAATGATTGACACGCCAACACGTGGATTTTTACCTAAATAATTAAAAGATGCCAACAGTACTATTAATATCAACAGATGACGTAACCAAATTTACCACGATGTCGGGAAATATGGACGTTGATAAATTTATTCAATATATAGATATTGCTCAATCGCTTCGTTTAGAAGAATATTTAGGAAGCGAATTATTGGAAGCGTTACAAACGAAAATCGAAAACGAAGATTTAACCGACCAATACGCGCACTTAGTTAATAAGTATTGCAAACCGATTTTGATTCATTACGCAATGGTTGAATACTTGCCGTTTGGAGCGTTTCAAATTGCTAACAAAGGAATATTCAAACACACCGCAGAAAACAGCGAAAGCGTAAATAAAAACGATGTTGATTTTCTTATTCAAAAAGAACTTTTAATTGCGCAGGGGTTTGTTAAAAGAATGATTAGATATTTATGTTTAAATTCAACTTTATTTCCTGAATACACTTTTAACAGCAATAACGATGTAAACCCAATGAGACAAACTAATATTGGTGGATTTTATTTAAACGAGGGAAATGAAAAAGACTACAGCTGTAGAGGTTGGTACTTGTAAAAGATACAAACCAAAGAAAGAAAACGTTAAGAAATTAGAATTGTTCTTAAAGAAAATAGAAGAAAATGAGTATAAAAATAAGTGAGTTACCTGCAGGTAGTGCGTTAAGCGGAACGGAAGAAATTCCAATTGTTCAAAGTGCGACTACAAAGAAAATTACAGCGCAGGACGTTGCGGATTTAACTGTTTGGGGTGGAATTGGTGGAGATATTACAGACCAAACGGATTTAATAACAGCGTTTAATCTTAAAGTTGATAAAGTACCCGGAAAAGGTTTAAGTGCAAACGATTTTACTGATATACTTAAAACTAAACTAGATGGAATTGAAGACGGCGCACAAGTTAACGTAAACGCGGATTGGAACGCTGTAAGTGGTGACGCTGAAATACTTAACAAACCTACAATTCCAAGCGCGGTAACAAATACAAGCGATTTAATTAACGACGGTGAAGACGGCGTAAATCCATTTATAACCGCCTTAGATATTCCAACGGCAGGTCAAGCAGGTACTTTGGTTCGTGAGGTTAAAAATATGACTGGCGCAACTTTAACAAAAGGAACTGTTGTATTTATTTCGGGCGCAA